GAAGTCTTTGGAGAAATTCAACCGGACTTCACTTTGGGAGAATGGGCAGGCTTAGATGAAATCACTTACGATGACATTATCGACAAGCGTGATGAGTAATATGGGTCGCCAGCCTCCGAAAAAAAGCCATTGCTGTAATAGAAACATGTCTCGCCTTTACGCTAAGGTCAAACTTGTCGAAAGTGGAAACGCTACAATGAAGGCAATTGGTTGGATATGTTGGGAACATTTAGATGTAGTCATTGATAAATGAGATGATGCCGATTGGGTAAATTGAGGAAGTGAATACTAATACTTCTCAGCCCTTTTCCTGAGATAGCGAGAGAAACGGCCACCTGTGCTTTTTGCTACAGTCTTGGCCTTTCTCTTGCGCTGACCTTTGAAACCGAGTTGGCCGTGAAACCTAACATAGTCGCAGAAAGGACACTGGTGCAGAACTGCCTTTTCGCCGCTGATGTAATTACCAGCGATGCTAAGAGGCAAAGCGATTCGACTACAGTTCTCGCATTTCTGCTTGAGATGCTCGATGAATCTACCCACGATTAGACCTCGTTAATCAAACCCCTATCGCATTAACTGCTAAGTTAAAAGAAACTACAATGTCACTTGCCACTCCGTCACTTACAGTGCAACTGATTTCATAGACTGCATCATTAGGCGGGTCAAGGGCACTTGCAGGTATGTTACAATTCAAGACAAGCGTATTGTATGTAGCGGTATTAGTAGTGCCTGTTGAGTTAACTGAAAAGGCGTTATTCAAATCAGTTAATTCAGATACCGACCAACTGTATGTATAACTACCACTACCACCACTTGCTGTGACTGATGCGGTGATGGCACCTGATGCAGTTTGCACTGTACCTGAGCCAGCGGGCTGTATTTCGTCATGTACTTCGGTGTAGCCCCCGTCTAAAGATGCAGCAAAAGGATTTGAAGAGCCTTGTTCAGCACACCCAGTCAATACAATATACATATCAACCAACTACCATCCAATTGTTAGAGCCAATGGCGATACAAGTCGCAGCATTGTATGTACCTAAAGTAAAGTCTGACGCTGCACCATTGATATTATTTCCATTACGACCAATAGTAATATCTCCGCCTGTTGTATTTAGAATAGCATAATGTTCACCAGCAGTTGAAGTTGAAGGTAATGTTATATTTCCTGCACAAATGTTGTATCTACCAGCATGGTCGGCTTCTGTTAAAGTAGTGCCTCCCGATACCGATACAGTAAGTAATCTTGTGTTTCTAAATGTACCACCTGTTTTCATATCAAGAGTTGCAGAAGGAGAAGCGTTAGCAATACCTATTGCATCAGCAGAAGCATCCACAAAAAACATATTGGCTTCATTATCACTTTCTATTCTTGTATCAATATAATTTGCACCAATTTCATTTATTACGATACCATCTATTCTGCTTATTTTCATCATTTCTATTTCAACACTGTTAGAAAGAGATTGGAAAATTAAATCAGCATCGGCACTTGCCGAAGTTGTATCTCTAATTACGGAAGTAATTCTATTGTAGTCTTTATCTCCTGCGGCATTATCTTTTCCTCTAAATCTAATTGAACCTATTTCATCACTTGCCGCAGGTGAAGCCGAATTTCTATACAATACTAAATCGGGTGCTTCGGTAGCCCCGTCGTCTGTTGATTCTATTATTACTGCATCTCCCGCACCACTTGTTTCAACATGAAGTGGTGCATCGGGAGAAGTAGTTCCAATGCCGACTTTACCATCCATTGTCATTTTGTGGTCTGTTCCGTCTTTGTCGGAATAAACATGGAAAACAGAAGCAGTAGTTCCAACTCGATTAATTCTAAAATTACCATCAACTGCTGATTGAGAATCTCTAAAGATTCTAAGTATTTGGTCGGTTCCTGTTGCGGTGCAAACAGGACTTATATCAAATGTAATAGGTTCAGATGCAGTATTATTAATTGCTTTGAATCTTGTTTGTGAATCAACTACCGAAGTTAATTCAGTATGTCCTGTTTGCCCTGTTTCTTGCACTTTTATTGTAGGATTGCTCGCCCCTTGAACATGTAGTTCACTTGTAGGGCTATTTGTTCCTATTCCTACTCTATTGTTTGAAGCATTAACATGAAGTGTATTAGTATCAACTGTTAAGTCCTTACCTGCTGCAATCGTCACATCTCCTGTTAAATCTAAAGTTGCTTCTGCTTCAACTGCGGCAACAGCATCTGCATCAGCGTAAGCAGTAGCCCCTGTCGCCACACCTGTTAATTTACTTCGCTCGGCAGTTGTCATCATTACATTTGAAGCACCGTCAGCCAAATCATCAGCATCCAAAACTACTGCACCTGTAGCAGCATTTACGCTTTGTACAGGCGCACCAGCAGAATCAATGAATGCCGAATCATTGTTAAGTTCACTTATGTTGTCACTTGCTCGCATAACTGCGTTAGTGCCAATTTTAGGCCGATTAGATGCACCACTGTCTAACCATAGAGTGTTAGCAGCAACTCCACCGGGATTTGCACCTACAGGGTCTAATTCAAGTCCTGTTGGGTCAATTAGCCCTGTGACAGTTAATTTACCATTAATAGTCAATTCATTAGATGCACTATCCCAAGATAAATCAGAATCGCTGGTAAAACCACCTGAACCGTCAGAGAGTTGAACCAACCCTGATGCGCCCGATGAAGGAGTAGAAACTACTGTGGTAGAACCTAAGTGCAACTGTTTCCAATCTGCGCCGTCATAGATAAATTTACCAAAACTACCTACTGGTATGTTTACATTTATTGGAGTAGTACTGTGTCCACCTACAGTGGAATCAAAGTAAAGAGTGTGCGCTCCGCTTGAGTGATGTATTTCCACAGTATGACCTACGGGATAATTACCTACTGGATTGATTGTACGATTAGTGTCGGTTGTTATAATCCATACATTACCTTCGTTAAACTCAAATGTAATATTACCCGTAGTAGTCTGTACTTCTAATCTATCAGGTCCCAATATGTGAGTATTTGTAGCAGGCGTAGTGTTGAGATTACGAGGAGTCGCTGCATAAATTACAGCGTGTTTATTCCCCGCTACATCTTCCATATGACTCATCCAAATTGAACCAAAGGTACTACCGCCAAAGTCACCGTCTTCGGGTGATGGGAAGAAGCCATCAGGGTCGGTCACTATATTAGTAGCGTCTACATTTCCTATCGAACCCTTTGTCATAGGAGTCAAATAGACAGGAGATTGCCTAATGAATGCTCTTCTGTCATTTATTGTAGGAGTGGTGCTAAGAGAACTGGTGACGCTACCTGCTCCTCCAGTCATTGTATATCTCAAGACTGCTAATACAGTAGTTTGATGATTCAAATCAGTATTACCAGTTATACTTGGGTTAGATAAGAATCGGTTAGGAATCAAAGGAGTACCACTTGATGGTGCAGCAGGAGTACCCATCTCGTACATGAGATGCGCTTCGGGCGTATTCCTACCTACAAGATATACTACGACAAATACATCGCTATTAGAAGCAGGTACGCTTGGTAAATCACCGCTATGGTTAGCACCTGCACCTGTAGTCCCTAAAACAAATGTTTCATGATTGCCGGGTCCGTTAGCGAATTTGTACAATACTCCGTCTAATACACAATAGCCACCGTATACTTTCAGTTCACCCTGAGTAGCAGTCGTTTCTATGAAACCGGGAGTGTTAGCGATTATGCTATTTCTAAGAGAATCTCCCTTCGCTCCGTCACCGAGTCTAAGTATACCATTACCGTGTAATCCTTCGTAAAGATTAGTTAGGCTCGGACTGGTAAGTCCATCACCATCTCTCAAACCTTGAGAGTCATTTGTCATTCCACTTGCGCTTGTATGCCCTGCTTTCGGATTGGTCATGCTGTCACCTCTATTATTGCTGAAAATTCTATTTCATTATTGCTATTCTTTTGGATAGCGTTGTAAGTATATCTCATAAAATCTGTAGTATCGGTAGAATCTGCCGGATTCTTATAGCGAATAACTACTTCCCTCAGAGGGCGGGTGAAGGTAGTATCTAATGCCAGTTTCGCTTGTACAATGAGAGTATTATCATCTACTACTCTAACATTAGGAGTCACCACTACGGCTGGATTTCCTATACCTCCGTCTTGCTGAGTAGCAATAGTTCCGTCAAATCCAAAGACAACTTCGTTTATCCTGTCTTTGAGAGTGTCAATCAAAAATCTTGTTCCTTCGTCTAATAGTGGCAAATCATCCCCTCCTCGTGTTCAAATAATTACTGTGTATCGTACCTATCTTCAAGCGACTATTCCTTGATTCAGGATTGGTCTGTGTAGATAGTATGAATATTTCTTCGTTATCAGCGATTGGATGTACACTCGCAGATTTGATTACCACCGTAGTTGCACCTACTCCGGCTAAGTTAATGTGACCTAACTTATTACCATTCGCAGTGTAAACAGCCTGATTATCAGTGGTAAATACGCTGGTAGCATTCACTCCATCAACTGTGAATGAAGAAGTACCAATTGCATATCCGCCAGCGTTATTGATTAGTACACCTGTGCTTTCAAAGAATATATCTCCGTGTATGGAATTGCGCCTGTTCATACCAAGAGTGTATCCTACTCCACGGTTCATATCTACTCTTTCAGATATTTGCCAAGTCACTTTGAATTTGAAGCCAAAAGATGTAGAGAACTCTTCTGTTGAGAACTGTCTATTTCTTTCTTGATTAGCCTCTAAATTACCACTGATGTCTATTTCTTGGAAACGCTGTAATACATCTTCTAATGTCACATCTACAGAGTTGACATGAAGTTCACTCATTCTTGTATCTAAGTCAAACTTGGTTCCCAGTACCATGTATCTTTCGTTATCAGTTCTTGATTGGTAAGATACCATGTCGCCCGGATGCATATGTGTAGCAGACAGGACATCTACTAACTTACGAGAGCCTGTAGCGTTTTTTGCCATCTTTAGCATACGCTGACCTATCAACTTAGCACTGGCTTTGGTAACTGCTGTAGGAGCATGTATGCCACCCGGTACTTCGTTTATGCCGTTTTCTTGTCTACCAAAGTCATCTACTTGTACTGTATTTTGATGATTGTTGGCTCTTGCTTTTCCTCTGACGACTACTCTGTTAGGAGTGGTTTCGTTATTGTCATCAACAGTACCTCCTACTACTCTGTTCTCAGTCAACAGATATTCTCTTTCTATTCTATTCTGAGGGAAATAGCAGACATTCCCATACCTGTCACCACGAGGGCTATAGCCATCGTGCTTTGCGAGGTATCTGAGTGCGCTGAATGCCTCGACACCATAGAAGTCTTGAGCAAGGAAAGTAGAACTTGGTAGCCTCGCTCTCACTCCGTTGATTGATGAAGTGTTTGCTTTTGCTACTCTAACTGCCAAGTCAGAAGTTCGCAAGCCCACGCCCACTTTCTGAGCAAAACGGATGGTTTTATTGGTGAAGCCAATGTTGGCTAATTCTTGCCCTTTCAGATTCTCAACCAAATACCTCGTACCTTTGTTAGCGTCTTTTATCTGAGATACCACTAACGCTTGGTCGTTGTTTTCAGCACCTACTAACAGTGCAGGTAGTGTACTGGAAGTGCTTACTTTGTCTTTGTCGAAGTAAACTGCGCCCTCGTATCGAATGCTATCTGTAGGGTTGTGAAGCAAACGGACAGTATCCTCTTCCTCAATCAACTTGTACTTTCTCTCAGCGGTAGGAACGAAATCTGTAGCAGTAGGTTTGTTGACAGCGAATCCTGCTTTGACTCGTGTGTACTCACCATGTCTGACAGCGTTATCTACGAAGCGTGGTTTACGCACGACCTTCATAACAGAATCTTGGTCAGCGTCAAAGCGACCAGTAACTGTGTTCTTACCTACTGCCATTACTCCCAACCACCTTGTCTAACTTTCTGAGCCTCTTCCCATAAATCTGCATCAAGCCAAGGGTAAGTCTTGACATTTTCTTTATCACCTTGGTAATCAGGGGGCTGGAAATTAGCCATAGTTTCGTGAGCAATTCTGTACTGATTGAAAGGAACGGGATTACCGCTTTTTTTCTCTCTTAATGCATTAAGTGCAGCGTGTCTCATTTCAGGTGTGTTATCGAGTGCTTCGTGTATACCTTCGTGTCGAAGTGTATTGGCGATACTATTGACTAAGTGCTCATCATACTTTTTGTCGTAATGTTTCCAATAACTGTTAGGTACACCACTGGATTCAGGGTATTCAGGTAATTGGAACTCCCCGCCCGACATACTCTTAACCTCATAAGGCCATTTAGAGTGACCAAGATTTATTTGCATTTCAGAAGGGTGGGCTTCAATATCAGACTGCCATTCGGCAAGCCCCCAGTCCGGTCTATTAGGGAGTGAAGCAGGGACCCAACCTGCTTCCATTGTCCTACCTCTTATTTTAGGCTCAAAGTGAAATTTTGCCTTTAACACCAACCAAGCCTCATTCATCGGTGTCATGCTATCACTCTCCCCTGTAAGGTTCTGCTAAATGCGCCCCTTGTTCTAACATCATCTGATTAGCGTCTTCCCAATCTATTTCATCATGTGTGTTGGGGTCAAAGGGCTTTACATCGTGATTACGGTCTAACCATTCACCTGCCTCTTTGAGTTGAGGAACGGTATATCTTTTGTGTACATCTTCATCTCTTTTGAAGACATGATATGGTTTAATCAAATAAGGCTGTGCTGAATCACCAAAATGCATATCAGTATCATACCCAAGAAAAGGAACCCATTGACCTGCTCGTGGCTCACCTTCTTCATACTCAGTCTGTCCAGTTTCAAAATTGTATGCCGAGCCTCCGCCACTTCGTTGATAAAATGGTATTTTCCTTTCTCCTTTTGAAGACTTTATCGTGACTATGCCAAAAGGCTCTTGGCTGGAACTGTAGCCTAAGAAGTCAAACTTATGTGACTGAGATTGCTTTAGCACCATCCAAGCCGCATCCATCGGTGTCATACGCCTCACTCCCCACTATGGTCACCTATAACAAGATACTTCGGGTCAATGTTGTTAAGGTTGAACTTACCTTCTCCAAAATGCTCTCGTCCTACTGTTGAGGAGAAGGGAAGAGATTGACCCCTTATTCCAATAACACTGGGCTGATGTCTACTTAAATCAAAATTGACTCTCGCCTCAACACCAGCAGGTCCATCATCTGCGTATAACTTAGATTGTTTGTAATTATCAGCGACATATACACCTTGACCGTAAATAGGCTCATTAACTGATTGACGAAGCCCTTCTCTTCGGATGCTCGGTAAATACTGTGCACTTGTTCCATGATAATGAGTCACAGGACCATAAGGACTTGGTAAATCGGGGTGAAACTCGCCAAGCGTAGTCTGACGCTTTAACAATGTCCAAGCCTCATCCATCGGTGTCATGCGCTTCACTCCCTACTGTCTAAAAACTGGTACTGGTAAATTTCCATATCCTAAATCTCTCAACGCTTGCATACGATGTCTTCCATCATGCCCCACAGGGCTGTCAGTAAACTCATAATCTGCTCTTGGCATCACAAAACGCATATTTTCACCTTGTATTGCTCTTTGCATGAGGTTTTTGTAGTAATCGTCATCAACCATTTCATCTGTTCCTGTTTCTTGTAAGAATTGATTTGGAGTCATGTTGGTTATTTCTGCAATATCTTCTAAATCCCTTTCATGTGGTATTTCTCTTTGAGAAGAATCAAATGTTTTACCTTCTTTCATCCAAACGCCCGGTAAGCCCCCATGTAAGTTTTTATCTTGCGACCAATTTTCATTTTCTCCTTGAGTGACAAATTGTATTCCGGGTATACCTGTATCGTAAACAGGCATTTTCAAAACCGCCCAAGCCTTCTCCATCGGTGTCATACGCCTCACTCCCCACTATGGTCACCCGTATTATAAGATGCATCCTCTTTACTACCCTTCGGGTGTAGGGTTTGACTGAATCTCGGTTGCACTTCGTAATCGCCTTCATCGTCATCTACTGACTTTCTACTTGCATCTGCTCTGAAATGCTCAAGTGTATTCTCAGACATGACTACTCTCGCTACAGGTGAGCGTATGTCACTCTTATCATAGCCTGTGACATCTACACCCTGAATCTTAGGACCTTGGCTATCAGGTACTGTGATACTTGATGTCGGAACAATGTTGTAAACAGGAGCATAAGGTGGACTGCTTGGAGTTCCTGTGCGAGCAGATGGTGCATCGCTGGTGAACATACCGTACTTACCGCCAGCAGTTGCTCTGTAAAAGTTAGCATTCTCTTGAGGACTGCTTCCCTTCAAAGCAACATAAGGTCTGAACATTTGACTGTGCTTGTAATCTAATCCATAAGCAGGTCTGTACAAGAACTGTATAGTGCTATCTGTATAGTTGATATTTTCAAGGATTGGGTCGTGGTTAGCATCTTGGTATGGGTTAGATGACGAAGATACGCCTGTCTTACCCCATCCCTTTACATCTAAAATTCCAGCGTGTTTACTCCACTCCATGACATATGTTCCACCAAGAGGCCACATTGCATGAGCGTTAGAATGCTTGACGATACCAGTGACAGGTTGTGCACTCCAATTTAATGCAGTCATATCTAAGTCTTTGAGAGTTCGACTACCGACATTGTAAGCCCCTCTGATGTTAGTCCTCTGACCTACTTCTCTGTCAGTGTGTAGGCTCGCAGCCTCTGTTGACAGAACTACATACTCACGAGATACACCGTCATTCAATTCAGCAAGCGTGTCTACATCTAACCCAAGTCTTACATCGTTTCTCGACACTGGCTCTGCACCACGGTCATCTGCGTTAACGGTTTCAGTAGCCTCACCTACTTGTGCACTTGGCTTGAGCAATCCATCATCAGAGTTCAAATCAACTCTGTCACTGATACCTCTTTCGATTTCTCCAGCCTGAGCAGCGTCATTACTTGGCCTAATCAGTCCTTGTCCGAATATTGGCTCGGCAGTGCTATGAGACAATACTAATCCTGTAGCATCGTGGTTTTCACTAACTGCCATCAGTAGACTTTCGTTGAATACAGTAGGCCATCTAACACCTCTACCATCTCCACGGTCACCTACTCTTAGTGCACTGGCTGGATTAAACCAGTCTGCTGTTCCCATGTTAGTGCCATCGTTGTTATCTGAGTTATCACTACCGCTATATCTGTCATTACCGTCACCGCCAAACAGATTGTGAGCAGCGGGTCTGTGCGTCACATTCGTATCTTTGTAAGCGTCTTCGGGGTCCCATGATGGGCGCAGTCCGAATCCTCTTACAGGGAAACGCCTGACATCTTCACCACGAGTGTTGCCCCACCAATCTACCATGTAGAATCTGTGAGCATTTGCCAACTCTTCAATACCTTGTCCAGCCTCATCGTTAGGGAACATTCGGGTAGTAGTAGACGCATTTCTTAGAGTTCTAACAGGGCAACCGAATGGCCCTGTCATTCTTCTTCCATCGCTATACCTGACTTGTCTACCGATTTGGTCTTGCCCGATTAGACTTGAAACTTGAGTTAGCCTCTCAAGTATACCTACATACATTGCATCGAAGTCTTGGTCACTTTGACCACTATCCGAACCCACATAATCCCAACCGTTTGTCTTAGAATCTTGCTGGATTAGAGGGCCGTGATAATATCCAAGCATGGCGTTGCTATTTGCTACCTCTAACCATCCACGGACATAAGGTGACCAGCGTGGTCTGTTGTACAACTGGCGAACTCCCATACGATAACCGAAGCATCTGTTTCTGTCATTTGGCAAAGTTAGAGTAGCGACTCCAGTAGAGTCTTGATATGTTTCGCAGTCCATTCCAAATGTATCGCTACCCCAACCAATCAGAGAATGACCATACGATTCTAATCTACTTACTCCGCCTCCACCGTGAGAGCCACCCGGCCAAAAGCCGAAGAAGTTGTATTTGTTTGAGCCTACTGTACCACCTTGGTTAGACAAGTTTGCATCTGCATCTATCTGCGTAGCAGTATACACTGTACCGTCAGTCGATAATCCAGCACTGCCCGGTGGACTTACCCACTTCATAGCAAGTGCGAATGGACCTTTACTTGCTACATAATTAAAGTCCTGATAGTGGATTGTCTCAAAGTGCTCAGGAATGTGGTTGTATCCTTTTTGGTCTACAGGAGTATCAGCAGTTCCTGCCTTAGTATAGAAAGCCCTACTGCTATCGTCACTGTACCAAGTAAACGGTCTGCCCAAATTAGGATGCCACATACAAAGGAATGAGTCTGCTGGATTTAGAGAGTTGGTATCTCTGCTTCCAGTTTGCAATTGACCCAAGTGCCTTGTCAAGACGCTGGTTTGTAAATCAGTATACAGTGTATCAGATTTAGCATTGTCATAAGGTCGGCTAAGTCTGATTATGTCGCCAGTCGCTATGTTAGCCCAAAACGCTGCATTCGCTGTCACGCCTTCAAAGGTATCGCTTTCGCCCAAATTAGCATGAGCAAGTGTACCAGTTCTGTTGCTGTAAGTCGCCGTGTACCTTACTCCGTTCTTTGTGAACTCTAACACTTCACCGTAGTAAGGTACTACTGGGAAAAGGTCATTGTTATCTACGGTGATTGTAGAAGAGCCGTTATCACTGATTACTACGCAGTTTGGATTCAGACTCCTTAACCTCTTATGAGGCTCGTATATATCTAAGAATGAAGTAGGGTATCCAGCAAGCGTCAACTGAGCACCTACGCATCCGTAGTTTGCTCTACAGAACTCGTAGTAATTATCAGGCTTGTGCCACTCAAGGTGTTTGAATTTATTAGCACCGGATGCAGACGCACCGTCTTTGTGTAAGATACCCCACCAAGGGATATTCAGTGTTCTGCCCGGAGTAGAACTCTTGAACATATTTGGTCTGTAAGGAAGACTTCTTCTTGTAAATGAAGGGCTATAACTTTCTTGTACACCTAATGGGTTGTAAAGAGCCAACGGTGGTAGGTTGGTAAATTGACTACCAGCATCAGGCTCTATGTCAAGTATAATTTCGTTTAGTATTACTTCACAACCTCTTACATCTGCCATAGTAGCCTCTGCTAATATGAGAGCGTATCCGCCTCTTGTCGATACATTCTTTTCTATTGCAATCACGGTATTGACCTGTTGTCCCGTAAGTTCTACCACCGAGCCATCAGGTACATCTGTAGCAGGACCATTAGCATGGAATCCTTTCAGTTGTTGCTTGAATACATTCGGCTGTATGATAATCTGATAAGCACCTACTTCTAACGGGTCAGGGAAATGGTTGTTGAAGGTATAAGTCGCTGCTGCCTCTAACACAAGCGTATGACCACCTGATGCATTTACATCTCCGGCGTTAGTTCCTACAGACGCTGCTATCCCATAACCTTCGTATTTGAGTTTGGTTTCTGTTAGAAGAGTAAACGCTCCGCCATGAATGTCACTTGGGCTGAATGCTGCCGATGGAGTAGAGAACCAAATCAATGGGTCACGACCAAACCCTTGGTCGTTGAGTGTATTAGTTCCACCAGTTCTTGCAGTTTCTAATGTACCTACTAAAGAGTCTTCGATAGGGCTGTGACTTGAACTCTTACAAGACCTGTTCAAATCATACAATCTCTGATAGGCAGGGTGAGCATAGTGCCCCGGCATCAATGCCATAGTAGGTGTGACATAGTGATGACCCATTCTTGGAACAGGCATAGGTGTCATCTTAGGAGAAGTTATACTTTCGTGAGGCACTGATGGCTTTGCCATCGCTCCTGTAGATGCTGGTAAATTACTGTACATATCAAACCAATCAATCTTCTGCATATCAGGACTGGCACCACTGTATTCACTATGGTCACGCAATCTCCTTGCTGCAAACATACGAGTGCTACCCGCAGGCATGTAATAACTTGGAACTACTTTTAATCCACTCTTTCCACTGATGAAAGACTTGAAGTCAGGAGATACTACTACTCCTGTAAATTTGTTTGTACCAGTTCCTGTATAAGATGCCAGTACACCTTTGTTAGTAGTAGGGTCGTATACTCTGAGGAAATAGCGACCGCCGCTTTGCTCACTCGCATCTGCCCAAGTAGCAGACTCCGGTGTAGTGGTGACATCAATTTCGTTGTTCGCCTCATCATAAGCACTGAATGATAACTCATCTACATCATAACGATGAGTCATACTTACACCCATGCGTGTGACATGGAAGAACAGGCTTCTGTCGTGAGGCTCGTAAGCAGACTTCAAAGGAGCGTTGTCTGTATGGTCTGACCATCCTTCGTTAGTAGAAGCAGGGAACTTCAATCGAGAGTTACTTGTATCAGTAGATATGTCAATAGCATCTTGACTTAGGTGCTCCCAACCGTTATTTTCCCAAGTAGGCCAAAGCCTTGGTCCTGCATATTCGTTTTCAAACATTTGACGAATGTTAGTAATATTCTGTGCAGGGTGCTGTAATCCACCTGAGCCAAATGTTTCATTTTGATAAGCCTGTATTCTATCGAATCCTGACCTAACCACTATGTTGCCGGGTATTTCGTCAGGGTTAGGTAGTCTTATTTTCAAGTTAGGACTTACTCCTGCTCCGGCTAATGCAGGTGCTAATCCTTCTACTTCTCTGTCGCTTATGTGACGGAAGTCCATGATTACAGTTCCCAAAGGAGAGCCGCCTGACAGCCTGTGCTCTTGACCAGTATCGTCTACGACTTGTACGCTTTCAAATTGAATGTGCTCATTCGGAATCAGAAGAGCGTTTCTGATTTCCAAAGGATGCTTATTTGCTAACTGAGGATGACCTAATTCTTGAGCCTGTATAACAGGGAACATTGCGCCGTTAGTTGTTTCAAAAGAGAATCTTACATTTCCAAGTATTTTCTCTCCTACCATCTTGTAATCAGAACCATCTTTGCGTTTCACCCAAGGAACCATTCCGAGTCCACGAGCATTTACTGCTGGCATGGTTAGACTTCCTCCATCCATACGCTTCCATACTATATGCTCAGGTAAGAAATTACGAGATGGATGTCTGCTTCCATAGTAGCCATAAAGACCAGTGTGAGGAGATGCAGTGATGTCTAAGTAGTGGTCGTGATTACTTACCCCTATACATTCTACTCCATATGTACCTGCATCTTCGTGGAATGCAGAGTTTTTAACAACTGATTCATCCCAAAATAAATCACCTGTTGCAAAATTACAAGCGTTAGCCCTTACCATGTCACCGCTTTGTATGGTACGGTGAAGTTGTAAATCAGTAGGAGCGGAGCCTGATGCAGGATAATCTCCTGATGCTGATGGCCTTGTGTAGCCACTATGCATCTGCGCTTCTACATGAGGACCGGCAGTAGCAGAGCCGACATATCTGCTCTTATTGTGAACCTTATCCGTGTCCCAAGCAATTGTACCAGCATGAGAAAGCGTACCTGTTTCTGCTACCTTTAGCCAATCTCCGGCGCAAGTTATTCCATCTCTATCTGCCTTCGCTATCAAAGGTAATTCACTTTCATGAGTAATCGCAATCAAATGTCTACTGAATAACCCAGTCACACAGTAATCAGCATAGAATGTGGCTGTAGGTACTTCGGCTGTTCCAACTGGTGTGGGGCTTGATACACAGGTTTCAGCAGCACCGTAGGGATTGAAACCTAAGAATGGGTGCCAAGCACCTAATCCAGCCGGATGCAAATTAGCCCCTATATCGTTAGGTGCTTCGTAAGAGTTCAGATAAGAATAGGCTTCACCTGCCCATCCAACCGCACCCACAGGTTTTGTTCTGTCTACCGCATCTATGTACCCACTGTAATGTACTTGAGTCATATGGTCACGAGCGGAACCTGACGCAGCGTTGTTGAATCTATGAGTACCAGCCTTTGTCCAAATATAAGCCTTGTAAGTAGCATCAGGAGTCAAAGCAGTAGCGTTGGCTACATCTACTATATTTGTGTTAGATGTTACGGCGTTTGCTGCTAATGTTAATGTTGTATTTGGAGAAGATACACTGTAAGAAATATAAGGAGCGTAACCTGAGTTAGTACCGTCACTTACTCTCAACCAGCCGTAATTAGGCAAAGTTGTCGCTGTATTAGTAACTACCAAACTGGCGGGTGTAGCACCTGCTTCTGCGGTATAACTTACAACTGGAAGTTCTACCCAACCGTATCTATCTTGTTTATGAGCGTTCTGCATCGAAGGCATGAATGTACCACCGATTGCTTTCAATGGGTTTTTGCCGGGGAATGTGTTGATAGCACCACTGATAACAGTTCCTAACTCTTCTGCATTTTGACACCTCGTAGCATCCACGATAACGATATTTTCATTCGATAACTGGTTATCAGGCGTTCCTCCATAATAAGTTAGATAAGCCTCTGCCAAAAGTCCACAAGGTCTGAATACAGAGGAATTGTGTTTAGCACCGCTACCTGTAGCAAGCCTCGCATTTGCCACGCTATGTTTTGGATTTTTATTTACACTGTCATCAAGGAAATGACCACCCGGATGATAACCGCCATCCATGTGCCACAGTACAGCCGATGCCCTCGTCTTAGGGTATGTACCGCTACCTACTTGGTTACCACTGATGTCACTAAATCTGTAATTGAAAGGATGATAATGCTTAGGTAGGTTAGAAGTAGTGGCGACTGAGCCTTCGTAATAAAACGCATGATTGTAACTCTGAGTGTAATTCTTAGTAGAACTCGCTGCTGTAGAAGGTAAACCTTTGACAGGCTCCCAGTTCATTACATAATTGTAACCTGACCTCTTATTCTGTTGGAAAAAGGTGGTCATAGGTAAATGAGCAGCGACACTACTTGTTCTATTCAAGCCACTATGCTCAGTACCATCACCGTTAGCAAGTTGATTAGGCAAGTAAGTGTCACGACCAACAACTCCGCCAAAGTGTATAGGTACAGCACTGTATCCATTACCTGCCGTGACTATGTTAGCACCTTGAGGCTCAAACGAAGCGGTGTTGTGAGGGAAGGCTTGCCCCGGTCCAAATACCATGTAAACGGTTTGGTCATCTTTGTTTCCACTTGAGTCATATCTTGCATTTGGATGAGCGAATCTCAAAACGATAGGGCTTGGTATATTTGCATGTACAGAATTTGAGCCGTCTGTATAGGTTAACCCAGTAACCTTTGTATTTGCACCCTTTGCCATATCGAATGGTAAAAGAGCGTCTTGGTTGAAGTAAGGAGGGTTATTTTGACCACGATGCTGGTCAAGATAAGGAGTACCGGGGAACATAGCCATCATCGCATTCGCATCTAACAATGCGTAAGAGCCAGCGATTTCTCCTACATTTTGGAAACCTGCGCTTCCTGTAGGTCCACTGGAATAAGGATGTTCGTAGAAATCAGAGTAGTCATTTTGAGTACCATCGTTGATGTCAACTACTGCACCGCTAAATCCACCACCAAAGTAAAGTGGAACCCAATGGTCAGGGCTGTCTCTGCCTCCTCTAAAGTAAAGGAAAGGACTAGATTGCTTACTCCCTGCTCTGCGGATACCATCTGTTTCACGAGAATCTGCTATGCGACTTGTTCCTTTGAATAGAACATCGTGTTGCGAAGGTGCGAAGTTGGCTGACTCTACTTTTTCGTCTACATTTACGATGGCATTAGTTCCGGGTTGACTGCACACTTCTGCATATTCAGTAGTACTATACCAAACGATATAACGCTCTCCCCAACTATTTGCATCATGAGATGCCAGTTTACCTAGTAATGCCCAAGACTCATTAGAGTTAGCAAGTATAACTGAACCTGATGTATTATGTACCTCAATACATGGTGAATCTACTCTTGGTATAATGTGGTCACCTGCTACATCAGTAAAGTTATCCCCCCTCAAGTTTCTTTGCCAAGTAGTCGTATCTACTATGTTATTCTGACTATCTACTAACACAGGAGTAGCGGTGTTAGCATTAGAGCCTCTGAACTTAGTATTTATTTGTAAAACTGTATAAGGTATATATCCTATGTCCAATCTTGTACCTGCGTCTTTCTCAGCATTAGATAAACCACCAGTATGCTTAGAAGCAACAACCGCATCCGTAGAAGCACCTTCAAGTAGACCCCAGTCTCTTGTGCGAGTAGCCTCAAACAACTTACTCATCGGAGTCTTACCGTCTGCTCTTGTTCTGATTCTAATAGCAGTTGGGCTAACTCCCCATTCGCTCAATCGTTTACCATCAGGGGCGAACATATTCGTACAATCAAATGTAATGTCTTCGTCATTATTAGTTGAATTAATTGCAAGTTCTACAGCCGCTGCAATCACTTCGTCAGTAAGTAAAGAAGTAAAGTTGATTCTTGGACTTAAATACCAATCTCCGTTAGCGTGATTCGCTCCTCCGCCTTGAACTCCGTAGAATTTATGAGTTCCGCCAGCAGCGTTATGAGTTCTACTCGTATAGTAGAAAGTTAAACCTTGATGGTCATTGGCTGTAGTACCATGCATTGAAAGTTGGAACATACCACTTTCAGGTAATCCGAGATAGCCAAGTATATCAGGATGATTATTCATTACAGCGTCACTTACATTACCTGCATAAGGTCTGTCCAATACAACTGTCATTTCGTTACTCGATAAAGTAGTGGTCACCTTGACACCGACAACCGGAGCAGGGTATGTATTCCAAAGGTTACCTTTGAAATTGATAGGGTCACCTCCTGTTTTTTCACCACAGACCTCTCCGCTACCAACCATGTGACGACCAACGGTAAAGCCACCTTGTCCTACATCTCTATCATCGAAATGGATTATAATTTCTTCATCAAGCGTAGATGGCAAGAAGGTATTATCACTGGCAAAGGCTTCACCAAACTGCCTGTAAAGTAAACGAATGGTATGGTTATCTCCTCTGTGGTCTGTGAATTTCAAACCATACATGGGTCTTTGACCAATATTTTCGCTCTTCATATCATCTGACGGAATATACCCATCGCTTCCTGCTTGTACAGTAGTCGCTGTCATCGCAGTTGCAGCATTACTCGCATTACCGTATCTTGATACATTGGTAGTTCCATCGTTATCGAATCCCCACTTGCTTAAGTCAGGTGCCCAACCGGGTATACCTGCTTGGGTTATACCACCGAAGTTTATTCTTGCTCTCGCTTTAGTACCTACTCTCAACCCGTCTACGAGTACAGAAGCAGGACTTTTAGTTTCAAACGATTCGTTGAGAACTGTGTTGGCATTTCTTCCACTTACCATCTCAACATTGCTCGTAGCCAATGCAGACTGGCTATCTATTCTATCTGCTCCTAAGTTAAGGTTGTTAAGTAATTCATCATCAGGAGACTCAGGAGGTAAGTATTCTTTGAGAGTTGTAATCGGTGCAAATGGTCTACCAAATCTATTGATAGGCATAGGGGCAGGGTGCATGTTTTCTCCAGTTATCTCATCCGGCTGGCACCAGTAGTTTCTAAATCTACCACCGTGACCTATGAGATACTGAGGCTTGTAAGGAGTTTGAGATTTACTGTTATCTAACCATGTACAGAAATTCCTACCACCAGCACCCGGTATTGTAGAATGTATTACAATAGAGAATCCTTGATTACCATCCGAATCCAAGACTACCCTGCCAAGGTGAGCACGGACATACCCCATATGAGAGCCTCTGTCGTGACTGGAAAATGATTTCTTTACATCCCAAAATGGAGCAGGGTCGTGTGTAGAACCTGTTGTAGCGAAGTCTGCTTTTTGATGAACATCAGCAGGGTCGAATTTGTCACTGACTCCCAAGAATTGGTCAGCAGGTTTCCTTGCCTGTGTTTTTCCGTTCCTTGCACCTGCTTGGTTGATTAACCTGACTACTTCTCTTGCAGCAGACTCTATGTTCGTGACACCATCTTTGAGAGAAACTTCTCCCATATCAATTGTCAATCTTCTTACGAAATCCATCTTAGTCCAATGGTCTAAGTTATTCATACGGGTATTGTCTAAAGTAAGTGCTGAGTTGCGAATACCTTTCATTGCTAAAAATGCAGGTATAACTCTTGTACCGTCAGGCGTATCAAAGAAAGTAGACTGCTCTCTTGTTGATGAGTCTATTTCTTGGTGTTTGGTATTTGCATCAGAGGCAATCGTGACTGCATTATCGGTACGGTCAGTGTAACCATTTGTAGCAGTATCATCTACTCCACCTACATCATGCTCTGACATTATGTTAACGACACTTGCGTTCCAAACAGATTGATGAGCATAAGATGCCTCGATAAAATCAGACTGCTCGGTAGTATTCAGTCTTTTATTTTGTGTTGGGAATCCAGCGGCTACATCTAACAGAGAGCCT